ACGCCTTCGCGATAGGAAGGGCGCCTGGTGGCCCTTGCTCGCCCCGCTCCCCAGGCAGCCCCCGCTCGCCGATTGCGCCCTGTGGGCCGCTCTGGCCCAGCTCGCCACGTGCTCCGGGCAATCCTCGCTCCCCGACCGGTCCGGGCTCCCCGCGCGGGCCAATCAGTCCTTGGATGCCGGCTTCGCCTGGCGGGCCCGATGGACCGGCTGCGCCTTGCTCGCCCTGGGGACCTTGCGGACCAGGTTCGCCGGCAGGCCCAGGCTGTCCCGGCTGACCTGCGGCACCTTCGGGACCCTGCTCGCCCCTCTCGCCTTGCCCGCCATCTTGCCCGTCCTTCCCGTCCTTCCCATCGGCCCCATTGCTCAACTCTGCCAGCCGCGCCTCAACATGCTTCTTCAATACCTCGCGCTGCTCGACGATCTCGGCTCGTAATTCCGCGACCGCGGCTCGTGCCTGCGCCTCGATCAGCTCTCTCTCGCGGGCCCACGCTTTCTGATGTTCGGCGCGGATCTCGGCGAGAACGATATCGGCCGCCTCCCGCCAGGCATCAATGAAAACTGCGCCCGGCTCGAGCGGTGGCGGCGAGGATTCGGCGGACTTCCCGTTTGACGGCATCGTTGTGATCCTTCGCGTCGCCAAGACCATCGGAGGAGGAGGCGGCGGCATTATCTTGCGGCGCCGGCGCGGCCGGCGGAGGGGCGCGGGGACCCGGCGCCGCAGGGATCGCCCCAGCCGCACTGAGCGGGACCACTTGCTGCTGCACCCTGGGTTCGTCGCCGAACTCGACTTCAGGCAACCCCTCTTCGCTGCGCGCCTCGTTCGGCGAGTAGATGCCGCCCTGCACACCGCGGGCCAGGGCTTCCATGCGATCCTTCATCGCCGATCGCAGTAGTGCACCGGTGTCAAATTCGACGTATTCGTCGGGCTGCCCCTTGAGACCGAACAGGAGGCCAAACGCCTCCTCGATGTGGTTCAAGGCAAAGCCAAGACCGGTGGCGATCCAGAACTGCATCAAGGTTTCAGTCGACCCGAAGTGCTGGCCCTGAGCAGAAGTCACCCCAAGGATCTGCATCGGGATGCGAAACACCAGCGCAATATGCTGCTCGGATATCTGCAGCATCTCGGCGAGCTGGGCGTCCTTCGCGCCAACCGACCATGGCTGCACCTTCAATCCGGCCGTCAGAATAGGGGAGCCGCCGGCGGCCAATCCCTTCGACTGCTCGTTCCAGCGATCACGGAGCGCCTGCACCTGATCCTTGTCAAGCACCAGGTCGGTCTGCAGCACCGCCGAGGGGCGCGCATTGTTGAGATAGAAATTCATCTGCTGCGCACTGATCGCGCTCGAGACGCCGACGTCCTCCAGCGCGGCGACGAGCGGCGTCTGGCCCCACAACGGAAACGGATATCGTCGCGTCCGATCGGCATGCAGTCTGACGTGGAGAACATCGCGCTGCGGAACCACCAGAGGCTGACCGTCGAGACGCCGTTCGATGATCTGATTTCCGTAGAGCCGATAGAACACCTCACCGTCGACCGAGAGCTGCGGACGCGAGAGCATCGAGTCCATCAAATGCAGCTCGTTGATCTCATAGCGATCATTTCGCAGCGCCAGCGCGTAGGCATTGCCCTCCTGGTAGAGCTGCCGCGTGGCATTCAGCATGAAATCCGAGATGGTCTGATAGTCGTTCGGCTGCTTCAAGACGCGCGACAGGGAAGACGTGGTGACACGATCGCGCCCTCCCTTGTCGTTGAGCTTCCAGTGCGCGCCAGGACACATGGCGACGGTCTGGCTGTAGGCTCCGACGCAAGCCTCAACCATCGCCGTGCTGCTTCCGAACGGGGTGACGTTGAGACCCGTCTGCCACCAATTGTTGGGAACGCCGTCTGGCAGCCAGCCTCCGCTGTAAGGCAGCATATAGGGCCCAGGGCGGGGCGAACCTTCAACAGCGCGAAGCACAGTTCGCAACGTGCGACTGACGAGATCGCGCGCGCCCATCCATCCAGCCTAGCTCGAATGGTGGGTGGTGGGATGAGCCGGAGCATGACCCTGGCGCGGAGCGGCCTGGGTCTGCCGGGTCTGATACCCACCGCTCGGCTTGTCCGCCTCAACGTGCTTGCCGACCTGCACAAACGGATCAGGCGGGGATCCGTCGGGCTCGTGCTCATGGAAATGAGCGCCGAGAGCACGCAGATCATTTTCCTCCTGCGTCGGTGTTGGTTTGCCCTTCATGCGCTCGGCAAACTCCTCGCGGCTTCGATCAGCGGCCTTCTTCTCCTCCGCAAGCTGCTTCTTTGCTGCTTCCATACCTGTGTTGTCTTCTGCCATTGTCCATCTCCTTTGACCTTTACTTGGTAATACTTAATCATACTAAAAATATTTTCGATTTACTATTTACAACCGACTTTAGATCGACTATATTCATGATCGTAGGGACCGAGGCGTTCCCTGGCCTAGACCAGCAAAATGGCGGAGGAAGCAGCCGCAGTCCTCAACCCCCTACCGAGACCCCGCTCCGGCGGGGTCTTCGCTTTTATACGGTCGTCGCGCTCGGTTTGGCTTAACTCCAAGTCACATTCTGCGTCCAAGCGATCGTTCCCGCCCTTCGCTGAACCCAATTGAGGGGGAGGACCATGCGAAGAGCCAGCGAGTCCGTCTGAAATAGCGATCGCTGCGGGGCCGCAACCACACCGGGAGATCCTGGCCCGACTAAATCTAGAGGTGCAGAATCTTCCATATGGAGCGTCGCCTGATCGCTGATCTCAAGACGCGGAGCCTCACCACCAACAACAACGAAGTCCGCGGCATCGATGAGAATCATCGTCTTCAACGGCACCGTCGTTGATTTGATGAATGGCACCGTGCCGAGCGACCCACCCGCGACCTCGTCACGGAACGGGAAGATGCCGGTATTCGCCGCGGACGCCATCGCTGCCGACAGGAGATCACCGGGATTCATCAGCCACACCGGAGACCTAAGATTGCCGTAGGTCGAAGCGAGCAGGGCCCCTTCGAGGGCCTTGATGTCGCCAATGAGAGCAGCAAGGCCGCCACCCGCCGTCGCCGTTGTAGCAGCAACACCATTGAGCAGACCAGCTGGCCTGATCGTCGTTGCAGGATTGGCGTCGAGCAGCACACTGTCGACTGCCACGGAAGTGTCGACCTGGATCGCTTCACGCAGGAGACCTTCGATCGCAGGGATCGAATGATCGTTCATCTCCCTTGTCCAGGTGCTGATCACCGCGACCTTCTTGGGAGTCAGCGTTTGACTTGTGAATGCCCCCTGCCGGACGGGGATCGCCATACCTTCACCGACAAACGAGCCCGCGATCGTCGGAGTTCGCGAGCGGGTCGGGATGATGATGCGCCCAGCTGCACCGAAGTTGAGAGCCAACCCTCTGGCCGACAGTTGCGGCAAGATGGCGTCCGGCATCAAGAGACCCATAAAGTCTGTGTAGATCTGATGGACCAGCTCGGCCGCCCATCCAGCGACGGTCGTTATTGCCGGGGCAGAAGCAGCGCGCAAGACCAGATCCACAACGCCGCGGGTCACCTCGTCATCGCCGTAAAGTCTGACGCGCGTCTCATCCGCCAGCTTTCCAGAATTCCTGGCAAAGTAGGCGACCGCAGCTGCCCGCACGAGATAGTCCAGGCCGCTAAGATCCTTCTTCTCGCGCTGACGCGGCTGCACAAATGCCGTGCTGCTTTTCGCCTGATCGGTGACGACAGTCAGGGCGCGATCTGATCGAGGACCACCGTTGTCGGCGGTCTTGCCAAGAACCTTTTCGGCATTGACGAGCGCATTTCTGGTGTCCTCAAGCTGTTTGATCTTCGCGTTGAGATCATTGGTTATCTGCATGTCAGACTCGCTGACGTTCGAGTCATCCATGTTCTCAAGATGAGTGTTCAGCGCATCCCTCTTTTCGACGAGCTGAGCTTCCAGGTCGGTGATTCTTTGAGAAAGCGACATCGCTTTGCTCTTTCCAGATTGGGGAGTTGACGTTTCGGCGTTCTTGCCAATGATCCTGCGGGTCTTGATCCGGTCTCTTTTGCCGTTCTTGGCGAAGACAAAATCAATTGTCCGCGGGGAAATGTTCAGAGACTTGGCGGTGGCCACGGCATTGGCATTCGCCGGGATGCTCACTAGCGAGCACTCGACGAGTTCCTGCTTGATGAACCGCATGCCTCTGTAGGGATGACTTTTGTCGATGGGCTCGGACTCGATATCGCGGAAGCCTACCGAGACTGCACGAAGAATTCCGGCGTCGATCAGGGCCCTCAGCTCGTCGATGCGCGGAATAATTCCCTTCGGAGCCAGCGTCAGCTTTCCGCGAAGCGTGCCATCCTGCACGCGAATATTGTCCCACTTGCCGATCGGCATATCCGAACGGTGGCCCCACAACGCGATGGGATTTTTCTTGAAGCTTTCCAGATCCCAGCCGTCGACCGAGATGATGTCCCCCATGCGGTCGACGCTCTCGTCCGACAGCACGAACTCCATTCCGTGAACCACATCGCTGTGCGTCTTGTGCTTGATGCCGCGAGCGCTGCGATCCTCCCATGCCATCTGACAGGCATCGGTGGCCTCATCCTCGTCTGCGCCGTCATCCACAAGCTCACCCACGCAGCGATCCATAAAATCTTCCTGACCCTCGTCGTCATCCGGTTCAGGAATGTCGTCTTGCTTAATTGGCATCGCCGAACCTCCGAAACTTCATGTTCGCGTACCAGGGCGCGAGCCATCGCCAGCTGTGCCACTCACGCAGCAGACCAGTGACGTCAGGATGTCCGATGGCGCCGGCGAGATGCAGCGCCGCCGTGTCGACAGAAACAATCCGATCCATCGTCATCATCACCTCGGCGCAATGTCCGAAATCCTCGAAATCGTAAGTCACGACTCCAAGCGCGCGCGCCGTCTCGCCGTCCTGGATCTGAACGCTATGAAATTCTGCGTCACCTAGGCTCGAGATCAGCCTCGCGAGAGGAATCTCGCGATCGTAACCACCGTTCGCAGCGTCGGGGTGTCCAGTCGACCATGCGATGCCAATTCTGCAGCGATCGTGGCCATTGAGCAGCCCTGCGCGACCAACTGTCGGTCTCAGATAAGGAGCTGACGGCACGCGGAGATTGCCGGACGTCACCTGAAGCACCCCGAGAAGGTGAAGCATGGGGCAAAAGTAGTCGGCAGCCACGATCTCAGAAACAACAGGAGCAATTTGCGAAGCCAATGATTCCAGAGCAGGCGGCATCAAAAGCGTAACCCTGGCGCCGCGCTGCTTCAGCAGTTCGACGTAGCGAAGCGTCATCAGCGTATCGCCGAAACCGTGAGCGTGGATTAGCAAAAGATGCTTGCCGGCTATCGGCTCGCCGCGCCATTGCCTAATGCCTGCATCGATTGCCTCGCGCACCGCCGGACGCATGAGCGCTGGCACGGACTCACATTCCTGATATTCCCAAAAGCCTTCCAGCCACCGCCCCAGAGCCAGCAGCGTCATTGCCCTGTTCCAGCGCCCGAACACCGTCGGCGCGATCGCGAGAGCTGCGTCCCACTCGTCCAGCGCCTCAAGATGGCGATTGGCACGACTATGAACGACCGCCGCATCATATCGCCTCAGATATTCGCCGATAGATGCAGGCTCGGCGTCATTCCCGGGCTGAGCCAGCCGAGCCACAGCAGAACCGCCGCGCGCCATGACGACCTCACCGCTGGGGATCCCGTTCCGGCTGCGCACCTCGAGGATTTCGCCCTTCGCTGTAAGGCCACGCCATCCGTACGACGTGTCCTCTCGTGCGATCAGCGGATCGCAGGGAAGATCGTCGAGAAACGAAATGCGATTCATCCGAACCGGAAATGCGGCACGCCGCCGATGCCGCCAACGCCGAAAATGCCAAGCAGAAGGAAAACCGCGACCAGCACAATGAT